CGACCACGGACGTTCTCGCGTAACGAATGAAGATCGGCAAGCTAAAGCTGGAGACGGTTGCGCCCGACGAGGCGCGGCTGCTCTCCAGCACCGGCCTTTCGGTAGCAGAGATGTACCGGATGCTGGCAGGCACCGTCTCCACTTCCGTTCTCGCAAGGGCGGCCAACGCCTGCCTCGAACAGCCGATGCACGTCGCGGAACTCTCGCGGGAAATTGCGGGAGACCCAAAGGCGCGGGCTGCGATTGCGGAAATCTACGGCAGGAAGGAGCCTAAGCGTGTCCGAAAAGCTTGACGTTGATTTACTCGGGCAGCTCACGGTCGAGCTGGACGCTGAATACACTCTGCGCCCTTCTCGTCAGGCGATCTCGAATATCGAGAAGCTGCTCAGCAAAGGGCTGACACAGATTGCCGTGCAATGCGGCTCTCTCGCGCTGTCTGTCGATGAATTGGGCCTTTGCGTTGCCGAGCTGATGAAGGCTTACGGCGAGTTCAACCCGAAAGCCGGGGCCGCATACAAGGCTCCGAACCCAGCAAAGATCGCCGACCTGATTTACGAGAACGGGCCAGTTGACACTGCCCGAAGGCTCGCGGTGATCCTGACCGGCGCGCTCACGGGCGGATATACCGCATCGGGGGAACCGAAGGCGGCAGCGACGAAGACGGAGCCGACGCTGACCGCCGCTTGATGGGCTTCGCGCTTGGCCGCCTCGGCTGGACATCGCGTCAGTTCATGGACGCGACAAACCATGAAATCTTCGCCGCCTATGAAGATTGGGTGGCGGTGAACTGCATCAAAGAGTAAATGGGTCGGATGCGCTGGCCCTGCTTGTTCGCGTTGTTGCTAGTCGGTTGCGGGCAATCTCCGCGCGAAAAAGCACAAGCGGACGTGGACTTTCTCGAAGCGCACGGCGGAACCCCGCAGGAGCGCTGCGCGGCCTACACTCGATTGGTTGAGGCAGACCTGGCCGAGCACAACAGCGCCAACTGGGATACCGACAGGCGAATGCAGAGAGATGTCTGCATCGTCGCGTCAGCCTAAAAACCAATCTCAGCACTTTAGAGGGGGTGGGCAATGCCGACAGATCGGCAAATCTCTCAGCTCGTCCTCCAGGTCGATGCAAACATTGCGGTAGCGCAGCGCGACCTCCAGAGCCTAGCTCGCGTGGTCAACCAGACCAGCGGGCAGATGAATACCGCGCTGGCTTCAACTGCCTCGGCGCATTCCAAGCTGAGCGGCGCGTTCAACCAATCCCGTCTCGCGCAGATGGAATTGTCGCACGTTATGACGGCGAGCGTTGACGCTTACGCCGCTGGCGCATCTCCCCTTCGCATCCTCACTCTTGAAATGGGCCGCGTCGCACAGGCCGCGTCGTTCATGGGTGGCGGTTCCGGTGTTCTCGGCAAGCTCGCCGGGTTCATGTCGGGCCCGTGGGGTATTGCGGTTCTTCTCGCGACCAATGTTCTCGCGCAGCTCATCGGCAAGTTTGCCACCAGCGGCGATTCGGTTTCTGCCCTCGTGCAGAAGATGCGCGAACACGCCAAGCAGGCGCAGGATAGCAAGCTTGCGGACGAAGAGTGGGCCAAGACACTCGACGGACTGATTGAGCGGAACGAGAAGCTTACCGAGGACCTCAAGAAGCGCCTGAAGGCCGAAGAGGACTTGGCCGCCCAGACGGCGGCTGGCGCACAGCGCGACCGCTCGAAGGCGGGTCAATCGCTTCAGGACGCGCAGACCAGACTAGCCAACCTTCAGCGCGAACTGAAGGTCGCAACGGCGGCGGCTGCAAATGCTGGACTAGGAACGAATGTCGGCGGCCCGCAGGAAGCTGCCATTGAGGCTCAAAAGGCGAAAATTGACGACCTCAAGAAGCAGGTCGATGACGCCAAGAATGCCGTAGATCAGGCACAACAGGCCGTTATCCAGAGCACCATCGCGTTTGGCGAGGAACAGGGTAAGGCGCTGGTCGATCTCACCGCCAAGGCCGACGAATGGGCGAAGAAATACCTCGGCGCGCTGCATACGATTGAGAACGCAAACAAGGGCGCTCTCGCTGGATCGACGGACACAATCAGCAGCGGCTTCTATGCGCTACAGAAGGCCATTAGTGACGCTGCTGGCGCTAACGTCGATTTCGCCGCTGACTCAAACGACTTCACGAAGAAGGCTGCCGACCTTGGCGCAAAGCTGAAGGACGGGACACTTTCCGCGCTCTCATACGCGAGCGCAATGAAGGAACTCGCCAAGCAGCTTGAGGCGGTAGTCGAGGCCGCTAAGAAGGCGAACAAGAACCCAGTCGAAGCCTTCAAGTCGGCTGTGATCGGCGCTGAGGGCACCGGACCCAACCAGCTAGGTTCGTCCGCCGCTGGCTACGGCCAATTCATGCCGAGCACTTGGCTGACCTACTTCAATCGACTGTTCCCCAGTCAGGCCCAACTATCGGACGCCGCAAAGCTCGGCTTCCGCAATGTGCGCTCCGTTGCGGATGCGGTGATCGACAAAGCCACGGATGATTACGTTGCCGTCCTCAAGAAGGCTGGGCAGCAGATCACGGCGGCCAATCTTTACGCCGTCCACCTGCTCGGCGCGGGTGACGCTACCAAGCTCCTGCGCGCCGCCCCGGGGACGCCGACCAGCCAAATCCTGAGTGCTGCCGTTCTCAATGGCAACCCGTTCCTTAGGGGCACCGCCGCAACTGCCCGCACAGCGATTGCCACGCGTATCGGGGATAGCTCCGGTGCCGTTTCGTCTGGCGCAATTGCTCTTCAGAAGGCGCTAGACGACCAGAAACAGCACGAGCTTGAGCAGGCTGACGCGTTCGCCAAGGAATCGGCCCAGCTAGACGCCGAGATACTTTCCGCGCGCAAGGATCAGCTAGCCGGGTTCGATACCCAAGCCGACCTCCAGATGCAGGAGATCGAGGCCCAGAGGCAGGCCACGCAAGCCGCGATCCAGAAGCAGAGAGATGCGGGCCAGATCGATGACGATCAGGCGCAGGAGCTTTCGGTTCAGGCCGACAATCTGGCCGCCGCTCGCGAAGCTGCGATTGCACACAGGAAATACACTGACAGTCTCAACCAGCTTGCCGAAATGGCAAAGCAGAACAGCGACTTCCAGATCGATGATTTGCGCTTCGCCGACGAGATGGCGAAAACGCAGTCCGAGCACCGCAAGATTCAGCTCGAAATCCTTGACGTTCAATATAAGCAGAAGGAAGCCGATCTCCAACGGCTACTCCTGTCGATCCAATCGAATAAGGACTTTGCGACATCGGTTGACCTCCAGCGCCAGGCGATGGAGGTTCAAGCCCAGATCGCGCGCTTGCCGATTGAGCGAGCGCAGGACCAGACCCGCGTTCAGCAAGGCACGCTAGACCCGCTCCAGCAGTATTTCAGCAACATCCCGCACGACGCAGCCCAAGTAAATGAGGCCCTGCAATCTATTGAGGCGCAGGGGATTGACGGGCTGGTCAATGCGCTCTCCCACGCTGGGCAGGGCTGGGGCGCGATGCGCGATGCGGCGATCTCCGCGCTTCAGGATATTGCCTCGGAACTTCTGCGCCTCGGCATTCAGCGGATGCTCTTCAGCCTGTTCGGCAACGCTGTGATGGGCGGCATTGGCGGGGGCGCCGGTCTAGCTGGCGATCTAGCCGCGCCGATGGCCGTCACGGGGCTGGATACGTCAATCGCCACAAGCCTTCCGGGGGGCTTTGCTGACGGTGGTTTTGTGTCCGGCTCTGGCGGCCCAACCTCTGACAGCATCCCCGCAATGCTGTCAAACGGCGAATATGTAATGAGCGCTGAGGCCGTGCGGACGTTCGGCGTCGGTTACCTCGACATGATGAACAGCGGAAATGTGCCGCACAAAAAGAGCGGGGGATTGCTGCATTTTCTCAGCTTTCTCAGTCCGATACTGTTCCTCCAGCAACACCATTTGCTGAAGTACCTTAGTCCCGCCGCGTTTCTGTTCAACAAGCTGCACGACGAGCACGCCCTAAAATATCTCAGTCCAGCCGCGTTCCTTGGCGACGAGCTACTGGGTGGGGCGAAGAAGTCGCAGATCAGCAAGCAGGCGGCAAACAGCAACACTCCGGGCGGTAATACGGTCAACATTCACGTTGTCGCGCCGAATACCGGCGACCCGATCCGCGACCGTCAAACCTCACTCCAGCAGGCATCGGATATCCGCAGAGCCGTGGCGTCAGCTTCATCGAAGGGTCTCATCTGATGCACCTTTGGCTTTCCCTTCCCACCGCAATCGAAAATGGGGCCGTTCGCATTCTACAGCAGGACAAGGAGGTCATCCTTACCGATGGAGGGTACGAGGTCCGCAACACCCGCTGGTCCTCTCCGCTGAGAAGCTGGCAGATCGGCTACAATAACGCGCCGTTGGATAATGCAAATCACGCCGCAGTCGAGTTGATGTGGCGCAATACCAACGGCGGGACCGATACCTTCAATTTCGCCGACGAGCGCGAAGGCGACACTGCCCGCGTGAGGTTCGACGCTGAGTTGCAGTTCACGAACACGGTCGGGCCGTTTCACCACCTGGATACGTTCACGCTTCGCGAGGTGCGGGATATATCGCCGGAGCCCACTGTTGCTCCTGCGATCACCGGAACGACAACTGTCGGAAGCACGCTCACCTGTTCAACTGGAACGTGGTCCGGCTCGCCTACCTCATACGCATATCAATGGCTTCGTAACGGCGTCCCCATCGGCGGCGCGACGAGTTCGACCTATGTGCTTGTTTCCGGCGACAGCGGGAAGCTCGTCGGCTGCGAGGTTACTGCAACCGACACCTACGGCGGCGCGACGATGGCATTTGCCACAGATGTTGGGCCGATTGCGTGACGGCCACTCTTTCGACCGACTTTCAGAACCATCTCAAGGGTAGGTCGCACAAGCTCTGTTGGCTTCTAAGGCTTGGCCTTCGCGACGGGACGATCCTCGGATTTACCGACCATGACCTTGCGCTCGATTTCGATGACGGCGATGGGTCAATCACTTACCGTCCAGACTTCGGAATGCAGATCAGCAACGTCGAGACCGGCACCGGCCTTGATGCTGGAAACTTCGAGATCACGTTTCCGATTTCATCCGCCATCACGCGCCAAGCCGTCATCGGGGGACGGTTCAACCGGGCCGAAACCCGACTATCGCGGATCGTGTGGAACAACATCGCGGCGGGGCCACGCAAGGTCATGCGCGGCAACACTGGCGAATGGCGCGTCGAGGGCGACAAGGCGATTGCGGAAAGCCGCGACGAACGGGACCGGCTGAACCAGACAGTCGGCAGGCAATTGCAGAACCAATGCGACGCAGATTACGCCGATCAAATCCAGTGCTTCGCGACGCCAACCGATGTCACCGGCACGGTTTCCGCAGTCACTAGCGCTACCCAATTCACCGTCACGTTCACAGGTTCTTACGCGGACGGGTTTTTCGACAAGGGGCAGGTCACCGGCCTGACTGGTGGGAATACAGGAATTGTCGCCCCGATCTGGAGCTGGGCCGCGTCGGGAGCGATGGAGCTTCTGTTTCCGCTGGTCGAGCAACCGGCGATTGGTGACACGTTCACCGTTCGCGATGGCTGCGCTCGAACAAGGGCCGCGTGCATGGCTCACGGGCAGATATTGAACATGAGGGCATTCCCCGAAGTTCCTGGAATGCAGGCACTGAAACCCGCAATTCCCGCGCAGGGCAGCGCGTCGGGCCCCAAGGGTAAGTGATCGCGGAAGAGGCCCTTCAATGGGTCGGGACGCCATTTGTCTGGGGGCAATCGCAGAAGGGCGTCGGCTGCGACTGCAAGGGACTTGTTCAAGGCGTTTTCCGAGAATTGGGCAGGCCGGAAGCGGACAGCTTCTACGCCACCTTCTCGAACTACCGCGTGGATAGGCCTGTTCCCTCTGACCTTCTGGTCGAGGGCATGGGGAAGCTGTTCAACCGAGTTGAGTCGATGGAGCCGGGGGACATCCTTCTCCTGACGCACAATGCGCATCCGGGGCACATGGCGATTTTCATCGGCGATGACCGCGCGGTCCATGCCTGCATCCGGTCAAGTGTAAAGAGTCGGGAGCTTGCCGTGCTGTTTCACAAGTTCCCGCTGCATTCGGTGTGGCGATGCCGATAAACTTCGCGGTAAAGCTGGCCGCAACCGTTGCACTGGAGGCCGCCAGCATGGCGCTCCAGGCGACGAAGAAAACGACCGGCCCGCGCCTCGATGAACTGACGGTAACGGTTGCCGACTTCGGTACGCCCATTCCACGATTCTTGGGCGAGCGGAGATTCGCCTGCCCGGTATTCCACGCGGAGGATTTGAAGGAGGTCCAACACTCCACGAAGGTCAAGGGCGGCGGCAAGCAGACGACCTTCTCGTATCTCGCGACCTTCGCCTGCGCGATTGCAGACAATGCCATCGACAAGGTTCTTAAAATCTTCTTCGATGACAAGCTTGTTTACGATGCAACTGGTCCCGGTCCGATCTCATACGCTTCGTCGCTTGGGATTGACCTCAACACCGTCATGCGGATTTACAAGGGGACCGAGGACCAGCTTCCCGATCCTCGCTACGTTACCTTCTGCGAGGACAAGTATGGGCCGGACAGCGCGCCAGCGTATCGCGGCGTCAGCTATCTGTTCTTCGAAGAACTGCCGGTCGATAATTTTGGCAACCGCATTCCGCAGATTTCGGTAATTGCCGTTTCGGCGGCGGCGGCTTCATATCCCTATGAAACAATCGCATCGACGCAATCCACGACAGCGAATTTCTCCTTCTCGCCCACGGCGAGCTGGGCGGCCTACACGGATTCGTCGGGGCAGATCGAATGGCTCGACGCTCCAACGCGAACTGTAATTGCGGAATCCCCCGCTCCCGGCCTTGCCAACGGCCTCGTAACAAACGCCGCGCTCGATGACGATGGCACCGCGTATATGGTCGGGCCAGACCTCGGCACCCCGTCCAAGCTATGGCTATGCACGGTCGCTCCTGCCGGTGCTCCAGTTCTTGCGGAAATTGTGTCGCCAGCCTCGAAGGTCTGCTCCGTTACGAGAGTATTCCACGGCGCTTCGTATACGGCTTACTCCGACCAGGACGGCTATATTGCTGGCTCGACCGCCGTTCCGGACTCGCTGGGCGCTCGGGACTTTTGCACGGACGGTACTGAGAACGACCCGGATTGGGGAGTATTTCAACCAGACGGAGCGAGCAGCAGCTTCACGATTAAGAACCTGACCAGCGGCGAAGCGCATAGCTTTACGGGCACTTCGCGCAGCGACCGGACGCAGGCGCGGATTTGCTACGTCGAATCGACCGGCAAGTTCATGGTCACGACAGATGGAAATTTCTATCTGATCGACAAGGCGACATGGACCGTAACCGCGAGTGGCACAGCGGCATGGGGAACCGCCGAGCTTCCCGCAGATCGTCCATCGGCGACGAGCTTCTATGACGGCTACAATCAGTATTCGCTCGATGATGGATCGCTCATTCGGACCATCGATCCGACCAGCTTCTTTACCCCGATCTCTGGCCACGCCCAGACTTACGACCCTGTAAATAACGCTATTTGGCAGCGTAGCGCAGGGTTCGGAACAGACGTTGATATTCTTTATCTCGATAGAGCGGGAAATGCCGGGACGACCCTCGGGGCAATCGTCTCGAAGATGTGCGACGCCGCTGGACTGATTGACCGAGACACAACGCTTCTGACCCAGCCGGTCGCTGGGTATTCGTGGACCAGGGGCGACGTAAAATCGCAGATGGAACCAGCGCTCGACATCCACGATGTTGACGCGAGGCCGCACGATTGGACAATTGATTTCCTTCCTCGCGGCTCGGCCCCTGTCGGAGCTATCCTCACGCAGGATTTTGCGAAGTCGGGAGACAACGCGCGTTACCGCGTCACGATTGCGCAGGACACTGATCTTCCGAAGCTGCTTCGGGTGAACTTCGCGGATACCGAGTTCGATCAACAAACAAATAACGTTCTTTCACCAATGCCCGTCGATTCCGTCGATACGCAACGGGATGACGTAATCGATCTCACGACATACGCCGACACCCCAACCGGGGCGCAGCAGAAGGCGGATCGCTATATGCGCCGCCAGTGGAACAGCCGTGAGACGATTGAGAACTCGCTCACGAACCAGAACCTCGCCCTGGAACCCGGCGACGTAACAACGCTCTGGCTCGATGACATCGGCCAGAACGCACGACTGACGAAGCAGACCATTGTCGGTGGTCAGATTGATTGCACCTTCATCCGGGACGAAACCAACTTCGCGTCGGTAAACGCTGCAACCACTGGGCAATCGCTGGAGGCCCGCACCCATCAGGTTATCACGTTCCCTGCTCCGGTCAGGGGGTTTGTGATCGACGCGCCCTATCGCGAAGATGCCGACGCTGACGTGAGGCCGCTGCTCTACGCTTCAGCCGGATCATATGCGAGCCTAGCATATCCCGGGGCGGTGATCTTCGAGGCGACCGGCGATCCCCCGGTCTATGACACGTTGTTCGCCACGATTCCCTCCGGGGCGACATGGGGACTTTGCTCCGCTGCCCTCGGGAATGCCAACCCGAATATCTGGGACCGTGGCAATACACTAACGGTCTCGCTTCAGTTCGGATCGCTCTCAAGCGTTTCCGAGGCCGACATCGATGCCGACCCGACACTGAACCTGATAATGATTGGTTCGACGGCTGGCTGGGAATATGTAAACTTCACGACCGCGACCTTGAACGTTGACGGCACGTACACCCTGTCGGGATTCAAGCGTGGGCGGCGCGGCACGGAATGGATGTGCAATGCCCATGCACTTGGCGAGGCGTGGGTTCTCGCCAGCTCGCTCGATGTCGAGGAAATGGGCACCGACCAGATCGGCGGGAATCTTAGCTTCAAGGCGCAGGCAATTGGCCGTTCGCTGGACTCTGCTCCCGCGATAACCATCGAGCCATACACCGGGGCAAGCCTTACGCCATATGCCCCGGCGAGGGTCAGGTGGCAGTTCGACGGCACCGATCTCCAGGCGACGATCTATCGCCGCACACGAGTTGGTGGATCGTGGACCACGACGAGCTGGGCCGTGTCTCTGGGGGAAAGCTCGGAGGCTTATGAGGTTGATATCGTAGTCGGAGGATCGGTCGTCAGGACCATCTCCGTCTCCGGGACTAATACCTTCGCATACACAGCGGCGATGGCCGCTGCTGACGGCGTAACTCTGCCAACGCCGCCTCCGGTCAACGCGTACCAGATGAGCAGCGTCGTCGGGCGCGGCTTCGCGCTAGCCGCCTAACAAGGAAACCCTATGTCAACGTTGCCGCATACCGGCGCGACTGAACTCGTCGCCGGACAGAACGCTGCTGAGACTGCCGTCAACGAGATGGGGCGGTATCTCGACGCGAACGCCAGCAGGGCGATTATCGAGGACCGCGACCTCACCGCGCCTCCGGGGTCCTGCGCTGATGGCGCGTTGTATCTCGTTGCAGCTTCGCCGACCGGGGCATGGTCCGGCAAGGCCGGGATGCTCGCGATTGCGTTTGGAGCGAACGCCTCGAACGGCTGGCTCTTCCAGACCGTGGCAACTGAGGGGTTCAGGCTCTACATCAAAGACGAAAACATAGAGATATTATACGATGGCGCTTCGTGGACAACGGTCTCAAGTTCGTCCGAGAGCCTGATAATTGCCTGCTCCGATGAAACAACCGCACTGACTGCCGGAACGGGCAAGGTCACGTTCCGGATGCCCTATGCCTTCACCGTGACCGCAGTTCGCGCTTCGCTAGTTGTCGCCCAATCAACAAATGGCGGCGGCGGCATCTTCACCGTGGACATTAACGAGAGTGGCACGTCGATACTCTCTACCAAGCTGACCATCGACAACACCGAAAAGACCAGCGTAACCGCCGCGACGCCCGCCGTCATCAGCGATAGTTCGCTTGCCGACGACGCGGAAATGACGGTCGATATCGATCAGATTGGGGACGGCACGGCAAAGGGCCTGAAGATCACCCTCATCGGGCACCACTAAAAATGAGCGTTCTCGTTAACCCCTACCGATATGCCACGGCTGGCGGCGGCGCGCCTGCGTACCTGACATCGGAAAGCCTGAGTGCGGTCAATGAGAGTGCCGGAACCTATACGGATGCGCTCTCGACAACGTTCCTCGGTTCGCAGCTACAGGCCAACAAGACGTATTTGGGAATTTGGACGGCGCAAGTTACGAGCACTTCGACCGCAAGCGCTTCAGCTCAGTTGCTCATTGCAGGGGTTTCGCAGGAAGTCCAAAACCCCAATCTCGCCAAGGTGACGACGCCAATCGACCAGCTTTGCTACGGGCATATCTTTCAATTCCAGCCTGGGGCGAGCCCGGCCAATACGGCGTTCGAAGTCCAGTTCAAGCGCGGCGCATCTGGCACCGCAACAATGTCCAACACCCGGCTATCGCTTTTGAAACTCGGGGCCGACGATTTCTATTCCGAGAGCCTGACGCGGGTAACGACGACCTCGACCACCCTTACGACCGGAGCGAGCATTACGTTCACGCCTGCGACTGCGGGCGATTACATCATTATCTGCACGTTCGACACGGATCACGCTGTCGGCGGCCCGGTTGGAGTGGCACTAACTGACGGCACGACATCGACCGGCGAAGTCACCAATCACGGAGCCAATTCAAACAATACCGAGAAGGTGCCGGGGATGCTTATTCTCCAGCTCACCGGAGTCTCGGGAGCCAAGACCGTCAACCTGCAATATCGCTCGGTGGCAAGCAGCACCTCGGGCCTTCAGAACATGCGCTTTTGCGCGCTTCGCAAGGATCGCTACGCAAACGTTTATACGACCGCCCTCGGTGCGGATAATACGGGGACCGAGACGACTTACACCGATGCCCTGTCGCAGACCTTCACTCCTGCGGCGGCTGACCATTTGTTGGTGGGGGCTTGGAACGAAAACGGAAGCGTGAGCGGCGATAGCGTTTTCTCGCTGCTAGACGACGGCGGGACGACAACCGAGGAACTGATTTGCGATCCGAACAGCGGGACAAGTGCCAACTATGGCAAGTTCGGGTTTGCTCACAGGATTGCGACCTACGCTGCGAGTTCGCGAACTCAGCGGATCAGACGCCACGGGCAGACCACTACGACCGCTAGAGTAAGGGCGGGCGCGCGGATCGCTACTCTTAGCCTCGCTGGCCTAACTTAGAACGGCCCGAGGAAGATTCCGAACCAGCAAAGAACGAGGATGATCGCCAGAGCGCCGAAAGAAACTCCGGCGACGATGGCTAAAGTCCCCAAAGCAGATGGGCCGCTGCGGTCAGTGCCGCCATCAGCATGATCACGGGGATCGGAAGGATCGCGATCTTCATCGGCTCCATCGCCGCGAGAGTTGGGAACATTCGCTTCCACAAGAGTGCCTCCGTGGGGAGGCGATATAACAAAAGATAGTAGCTAATACAAAGCAGGGGTTAATGCCGTGCGTATAGTGGTCCTTCCGTGAGCGACGATAACGAAAGCGTCCTCGTCAAGCTGACCAGGATGGAGGGTAAGTTAGACCTCTCCAACCTTCGCCACGACCAACACGACGCGAAGTTCAGTTCCATAGATTCACGCCTCAATTCGCACGCGGACAGGATCGGCGGCCTCGAAAAGCGAGAGGTTGGACGCGACGGCGAGCGCAAGGGGCTTTCAACTGCCGGGAGAATAGCATGGGCGGCGAGTGGCTTGATTCCAGGAGGGCTGATCGTGGGCGCGCTGATGAGGCTTTTCGGGGCCTGAGGAGTCTCTACGACAGCTATGTCGAACCCAACCCAGCGTGGGTTGAGAAATTGCTCGCCCAGCTAAAATAGCCCCGGCTGTTCGGGCGCGCTTGAGCGGGGGGAGGCTCGCGAGGCGCTCTACTGGGCCGGGACTCTTACAAGTTGGTCCGGGTCACTCGCCCGCACCTACTCGACCGCATCTCATAACTGCGACCAAGCCCCGCAATCGTCTGCTGCGGAGCTTCAGACTCAACGCGCTGTTTTCATGAAGGTTCCCGATGATCGATACTATTTCCGTTGCCACGCCCGTCCTGAACAATCCCACCGCGATCACCTCAACCCACCTCTTCAAGTCGCCGGGAAGCTTCTCTTACTCGAACCGCACCAGCGCGATCTCGCTACCGTATGCAGCAAAGAGCGGAGCCGATATCGACTCGATTACAATCACCGATCACAAGCTGGATGGTTGCGCCGGACTGATCCGGCTCCAGAACGGGCATGTCGGCAAGCTGAATATCTCCCGCGTGTCGCTTCTCAACGGCACATACAAGAGCGGGGTCGCGGCTGGCCTCGTGCTTATCGGCGGGGCTGACGTTGACGAGATCAGCATCAGCGATTGCGATTATTATCGCTCCCAGCCGATCACCTCTCCAAGCGATATCTACGCGGCCATTTTGACTGGTGGCGGACACAACGACACGACCATCTTTGGATCGTGCCAGAAGCTGACCATGCAGCGTGTCCGAGCCCGCAACTTCTTCACGAACTATTCGACCGATGCATACAAGAACTCTGACGCCGCCGTGGGCGAGCGGACATTCGCCAACGCGCTGTTCGATCAATGCGACTTCCAGAACGGAGCCGATGCAGGGATTGATTGGAAGGGGCCGAACTGGCGCATCCAGGACACGATCCTCGGCGGATGCAGGGAGAATATCAAAGCGTGGAGTTCGGCAAACCACGGGTACGTAAAATCACTGCCGCCGTCGAACATGCATATCCAGATCATGTCGATGCCCGGAACTGGCCGCACCGGGCAGACTTTCGAATGCCACGAGGTATTCTGCGACGATCCCAAGAAGCCGATAGTCGTGTTCAATCACGGCCCCGGCGTTTACCGCGCTACGCAGTTCATCGTCCACGGAGCCCAGAAGGGCCAGATACTTGCCAAGGCAGACTCTGACTCGCTCGGCTCGGAAGTGTGGATCAACGGCGTCCTCCGCAAGATCGACAAAACTACGGTCCTTCTCTGAGGAGCTGGAGCTATGCCAATCCTTGACCGCATAGAAGCCGCTGGCCGCGATGCGTGGCTGCGCACTGTCGCATGGGCCAACAAGCTGTTCGCCTCGCTGTTCGCCGCGATCTCTGCCGCTTACGCCGCTTATCCTGATAGCGTGAAAGCGTTTCTAAAGCAGGTTCCCGAGTGGGCCGTGTTCCCCGCCGCTATCGCCGTATTCCTGTTTATCAATCATGCGCTGAAGAAGGCCAAATCTAGTTAGGGATACCAGCGTTTCTCACGCGGCAAATTCAGTGCACATTCCAATTCCTTAACGCGCCATTTCAGTTTCGCAATTGCGACGAACGCGACGATGATCGGGCACATAAACGGCATGAATACCTGCACTCGCGCCTCCTAGTTGGTTGCGGGCGGGCGCTACTCCGCAGTCCGCCTATTCACCCGTACCGTAGCACAGTTTAGTGGCTCAGTGTCTTTCGACCCCCGGACGGCTCACCAATGCTAATCCGGGACACTCCCGGACTGCCGCAACCAATCTCTGCGTACCACGAAAACACTTGCAATTCAAGCGCATTCGGAGTAGCGTAAATGGTAGCTCGGACGCCTCCTAAGACGCCCGCGCTCATTGCGGCCGCCGTCCTTCTTGCCACACCGATAACCGCCGCCTTCGAGGGCTACACGCCGAAAGCCGAGCCCGATCCTATAGGCATACCGACAGGGTGTTTCGGGGAGCGGATAGACCAGAGCGACCTTGAGTCCGGTCGCATCTATTCCCGCGACGAGTGCATGGCGCGACTGAGGCGGAGATTGGGCGCTGAATATGCGCCGCCGATCCTCGCGTGCCTGCCACAACTGAACGACCGCAAGCGCATCTATGTGTTCGCGGCGCTGATCGATGCGAGCTGGAACGCGGGACCGAAAAACGTCTGCGCTTCACGCATGGCGGTGAGCATCCGTGCGGGCAACTGGAAAGCCGCCTGTGACGGGTTCCGGGGCTGGCACATCAAACCGAAGAACAAAGTCCTGAGAGGTCTAGTGCGCCGCCGAGAGACCGAAGCCGCGCTCTGCATGAAATCGGTCTAACCCAAGGAAAACTCAATGTTCGTTCGCGCCGCGCTGGTAGCAATGGCCCTTCTTGTTCCTACGCCGATATCCCCAGCGTCAATGACGGGGCTTGTCGTGATCTCTCCAGACGCGATCCCGGAAGTGATCTGTCCCGGCAGCGATTATACGAGCGCGGGGTCGGCCTTTCGCGTCGGTCCTGACGGGCTTCTTCTAAGCGTGAACCACGTAACCTCCGAGCACAACTGCGCCATCGATGGCAGGCCAATCAACATTGCGTATGCGTCCCCGACAGAGGACTTCTCCGAACTGCTCGGAGACGAGGGGCCGTATCTCCAGATCGACTGCGGCGGGTTCATCAGGGACCGCAGATACATTGCTTTCGGCCATGCGCGTGGCGAGCCTCAAGTCACCACGGTTGAACTCATTGGCACGGGCGCAATCGATGACGGTGAGGCGATCCTTGTCGGCATGATTCCTGTGATTCCTGGAATGAGCGGCGGTCCCATTGTTGATGCGGAAACGGGCCGCGTCGTCGGGACTGTGAACAAGGAAAACTTCGAGGCGGGGCTGAGCTGGTCCGTCCAACTCAAAGATACGCCCGTCTGCAAGAAAGCAACAGCATGATCTTCCTCCGCTTGCTCGGCCCGTTCGGCATTGCCGGGGCCGCGATCTCACTCATCCTCGGCATCCTGCTCGGCGTCCAGAAGATGGAAACGCGCCACTGGCACAAACAGTCGGATCAGTATGAAGCGCTCGCCGCCAACTACAAGGCGCAGCTCGACGCGATCTCGACCGCGAAGAACCAACAGAAGATCGTCACGAAAACCAAGCTCCAGACGGTTACTCGGGTAATCAAGGTTGCCGACGACAAGGCGAAGGTAATCGAACAGTCACCAGACGCACCGAACTGCAAGACGCCAAAGGCGATACTTCAGTCAGTGGATTTGTGAACGCATCTCCATAGCCAATCATCCGCCAGCACGACGACTATACCGACCCACGCGCCGACGCAGATCAAGAGCGGACCAGTATTGCCAGCACCAACGCGAAGGCTGGCATAAAAGCAGTAGCCGATGAAAGCTGCCGTGTAAGCAATGCGGAAGATCGCAACCATGCCCCTGCGCTACCAGAAACGCTTGCATGTTTCAAGGAATTTCGGTATGAATATGTTGCACTGGACTTTCCCTCGTGTGGCATGGAGCGGTTGCAGCCGCCCATGCCTAATCGCCGCACTAAGTTGCGCGGCGCTGGCGCTGAATGCGTGCTCTTTACTGCCGCATCGCACCGTCAACCGATACATCGTAACCTACTGTCTGACGCACGATCAGTTCGAGCAACTGAAGGCCCAAGAGCCCGACAAAATCCACAATTCGCTGAACGGAGACGCCGAGCACGACATCAAGCTCTTGGCGGGCGGTAACGTGCGTCTGCGTTCCTATTCTGACGGCCTCCTAGAGGTACTGGGCGGCTGCACCGATCCGAACAATTAAAGACTACGGGAGCGCTCCGAAAAACCGGAGGCGCGGGAACGATCATGTGGAACCTCGTATCCTTCATATCGACATCGAGACGCGCCCCGCCATCGTCTATTCGTGGGGGCTGTTCGACCAGAACCACTCGATAGATCAGGTTATCGATCCCGGCGGGACGATATGCTTCGGCGCGCAATGGTCTGACTCCTCGAAAGTCGAGTTCTATTCCGACTGGGAGCACGGCCACGACAACATGGTGAGACAGGCCCACAGGCTGTTCACCGAGGCTGATGCGATCTGCACCTTCAACGGTGAGCGGTTCGACATCCCCAAACTACAGGGCGAGTTCCTGCTGGCATCTCTTCCGCCTCCACCCCCGCCAACCTCAATCGACATCTACAAGACTATCCGCAAGATGGGCTTTCTCTCGTCCAAACTCGGGTTCGTCACTCCGCTCCTCGGGATGGCCGGGAAGGAGAAGCATGACGGGTTCGAGATGTGGAAGGGCGTCATGGCTGGCGACCCGAAACATCAGAAGATGATGAAGAAATACTGCATTGGGGACGTTCGGGAGCTTAAGGAACTCTACGAGCGCGTCCGTCCCTATGTCGTGAAGCACCCGCACATGGGCAATCGTGGGCCGCTCCAGTGTGGCGCTTGCGGTTCACATAGGACGCAGAGCCGGGGCGTCAGGCGAACCAAGGCCAGCTTCATCACCCGTATTCAATGCGTCGATTGTGGCGCGTGGGGCGACGGCAAGCGGGTGGCCGCGAAATGAGGCTAGAGATTGCGCAGCGCGTCAGCCCACGCATCGCGGGCGAGCTTACCTTCTCCCACCTTCCGCTCGCCGTCATAGACGCGATGGAAAGCCCCCATCCCCGGCTCAACGCAGCGCTTAGCCTTGAGACGCGGGTTGATCTCCAGCGCATCATCCTTGGCCGCGTGGAAACCGTCTCCTGGACCCTTTTGAAACGCCATCACCTATCACCTAGCGAACGCCCCCTCGCTAGCACAAAGCTCCGTCCCGCGCAAGGGATGGCACGCGACAGCGCGATATGCGGAGACATATCGGTCCCTCAGGACTGCCAAGCGCGGTCCGAAGGATGCGCCCAGTGAAAAAGCTGGAGATAACCCGAGGCAAGGTGCGTCTCTATTTCGATCCCGAAACCGCCTTCATCAGAATGGACTCCGGAGGTGGAGGATATTCACTGGAGCTGACCCCGGAAGATATGCTCAAGCTATCGGGATTCATCCTTGGTAGCCTTAAGATGCGGAAGGGTTGAGCCTCTCGATTTCCTCATTCACGTCTATAGTCCGCAGAAACCATTCGCCATGCTCTCGCGCGGACGCAAAGCGGGCGTGATATTCGCGCTCCAGCGTCTGCGGCTGTCCTTCGATCCTCGCCAGCACATAGAGCGGCACCGGCGACCCGCACTGAAGGCGCTTCAGGCGCACGTCCAAGTTGTTCGTGAATCCGATTTTGACCACGCCCTGCTCCGGGCCGATGAAATAGATCGTGCCGATTGGGGCCGGGGCTTTGCTGCGCGACTTCGGCACAACGTAGTCCACCGGCCCTCCTATGGTCAGCGAGTCAGCGATGCGGCGCATGGCCTCCGAACATTGCCTCATCGCGGCCTCCAGATAGACAGGGGTTTGCGGTTCAAAATAAGGTTCATTGAAAAACTGTGCATCAATGTACCCTTTCCGGTGCTATTCTGTTCCAAAGGGAAATCGCCATCCGCTATCACGCGATAGCGAGGGGCAACGCCTTCGGGAGGCAGGGGCCGGAGGTTCGAATCCTCTCTCCCCGACCATTTTTCTAGCGGAAATCCGCCATCGCCGCAAGTGAAATAGACAGGGGCCGAAGTCACGAGGTGAACCCTTCGGCCAATTCCTGCTTGCGCTTAACCCTCGTCGCAACGCCCCGGAGATGCCCTGGCGAATAGCGGGCGTAATGGGTGGAAGTGGTCGCGGAATCGTCGTGGCCCATGAACTGCGCCAACTCGTCCATTGAGGCTCCGGCCTCCGCTGCCCACACGGCTCCAGTGTGGCGAAGCGTATAGGGTGTCACCTTGATCCCAGACCGCGCTGAGGCGGCCTGAAACGCCTTCTTGATGTTGGCGATGGGCTTTGCCCCGCGCTCAATCACATATTCGCTCTGGCGGCCCTTGTGGGCTTCCTCCAGCGCTTCCATCGCCTCGTCATTGAGGGCGACCACCGGACGGCGCTTCTTCGTCTGCCGCCGCCCTCTGGGGTTCAGGTCGATCTGCCGCCGCTCGAAGTCCACGCGATCCCACGTCAGTTCGAGGATCGCGGTCGGGCGAGCCATCGTGAACAGCCCTAGCAGCGCATACAGGCGGGCGTGAGGCGCTTTGACCTCCGCATACCATCGCTCGAACTGTGAGTGCGTCAGGTGGCGCACTTGCCGTTCAGGAGCTGCGGGCCTCCAGACCTTGCGGGGCTTGTTCGCGTGGCGCAATGCCACCGATAGCATAGACAGCTCGTACCGGAGAGTGGCTGGACCAACCTTGCGTCCTTCCGCGTATTTACGGCACATGGCCTCGTCGATCTTCTCCGGCTCGACATTCTCCCAAAAACCCCTCATCGCCTTCCATGCGTCTTTCTGACGCGCCGTGGACGCAATCTCTGCGACTTCGCGGGCGGCGATGTAGTCGGCCACTATCCCGCCAACCGTTCGTGCTGTGTCGGTTTCGCGTGACCACCAAGTCCGCGCCTCCGCTTCCGCTGTGGAGCGGTCGGTAGCTTCGAGCTGCCAGCGCCGACGCTTTCCCTCTTCGTCGCGCCAAACGATTGCATATCCGCCTCTGAGGCGCTGCACGGTAAAGTCTGGCACTCGAACCTCCGAACCTCCTCAACGGGGATGCGTATTAGCGTCCCGAGCCGAAAGCAGCCAAGCTCGCCATTGGCGATGGCCTTGCGAATGATGCCTTCCGAGCAGCCCCATTCGTCGGCAAGAGACGAAACGGTGTACGCCCTGCTCACGCTACGCAGCCCTCCTGATAATCGGCCTCAACTCCATAAACTCTCTGTGACCCGTCTTTTTAGGGGGTATCCAGACCTTGTGGGATATGTGGGGGGAGATGTTTAACCACTGGCGATGACCCTTCATGGCGCATCCCCTTCCGTCCCTTGCGCGGCGAGCGCCGCCTCACGCTCGCGAATATATCGTAACGCGGTTTCGTGGCGCGTTTCGCCCGGAACCTTGCAACCGACCTCCATTATTAGCTCGTAATAACGGTCGGCGCGCACATACTCCGTGGCCGCTGCGCCATCCTCGCAATGGTCAAAGGCGTTATCCTCGCACCATAGCCGCCCATCGTATTCGCTGGCGCAGCATTTAGGCTGAAGCCAAATCCGCTCGTGATCCATCTAAGTTGCCTCCTGTACCAGCCGCCTGAACTCTCGTGACAGCGGGCTGTCCATGATGAGCGTTTGCCGCGTGCGGTCATCTTCATTCTCGCCAACGATAACCACGGGATCGAGGATTACGGCGGGACGGTCGATAAAGCCGATGATGCGCCACAGACCGCCGCGATCATCCTGAACCAGCTTGCCTGCTGCCTCAGGCCATTCACTGTGAGGGATATTCACGCTGCTTTCCTTTCATCGGTCCAGCGAACTCCGTGTTTCGCTCCGTATTCGTAAAGCAGCTCCAGCAATCCGCTGAACTGACCCTTGGTGAGCGTTGATGACCGCAGCCCGACCGGGAACGCTCCCTCGCCTTCAAGGCATGGCAGGAACCGCATTTCGACGCCGAGCGCGTTCAGGAAGCGTAGTTTGATGTCGTCGGTCGAATAGGTGTTCATCGCGGGAACTTGCTCGCGCAAATCCTCCAGCATCGGCCAGAGCTTGGCGTTTTGCTCCAGGCTTCGCGTCGGGGCGCTTATGGACATAACGTCGCCCTCGCGCGCTTCGTCTATCAGGCGCTTGGCGTAGTCGCGCTGGTAGCGACCGGAGAGGTATACGGCGCGTCTCATTGCTCTAGCTTTCGCTCCCACGCCCACCTTCCGGGCCATGCTTTCCAGAAGGCGCTCGCAGCCACGCAAGCGAAGCCGCTGATGCCTAGATACTTTGCCTCGAACGTTCCCCAGCCCTTATCGTGCTGAAGCCTATGGTGGAGCGAGCACAGCGGGATAGCGTGACGGTCGGCAACCTTGGTTCCGATGCCCTTGCCGCCAGCGTAATCGACATGCGCGGCCTCTATCTTGCCCTCGCATTCCGCAGGGTGGCCGACGCTGCCATGTGTTGCCACGAGGCAGTCGCGCCCACGCAGCCACTGTAGGAAGCCGGGGGCCGACTTCTCTACAGGGCGCGGGGAATTGCGCTTACGAGGGCGGGCGTCGATCCGCATCAGTCCCAACCAGGAATTTCGTCATCCAGATCGGCGGTCTGTCGCTGCTGCTGCTGCGGTCGCGCGTTGTTCTCACGCGGCTCAAACAGGTTTGCGACTACGCGGCCCTCACCGTCAGGAATGGGAAGCGCGTCAAAGACGAGCTGTGTCTTGCCGTCATTCTCCCATGCCGTGCCGATCTTGACCCAATAGGTGCCGCCGTCCTTCTTCTTGCGGGGCGTGCAGATGTCTTTGCGAGTGCTCATTCATTCTCTCCTTTTAACCAGCGTGAAGCACGTTTCCGCGCCAATCCATTCCGTTTGCGGCGACTCCGCTGAAGTCGTTCCGCAGCTTCTCAATGACGGCCTCAAGGCCCTCGAAGCGCTCACCGCTTCCCTCGCGCACGCCGCCAGTCCACCAGCTCGGCAACGCTGCCTTAAGCTGTTCCTGGAGCGGTATGGTGTCCGCGAGTATCTTGTTCAGCTCTGCTGCATCGGCGCAGTTCATAATGTCGGCCCAAAGCTCTTTCGCCTTGTCCTTCAGGTCCGTCTTGTTCTTTGCGGGTCCGAGCGGGAACGGGGCGTCACGTTCCTTCACGACGGGCATGTTCGTGTATTTCCACGGATCGTCCGTGAACTTCTTGAACTTGCCTTGCGCGTTGAGTTCGCATGGAACCCAAATGTTGCCGAGCGAGTAAAGATAGCGGGCAATGCCCCACTTGACGGCGGCGCGCTTGAGGGCGTCGGACACAGCGCCTTTGTCGCCTTCAACGTCAGTGTTTCCAGCGCCGTCGCATTTGTTCACCCAATAGCCGCCGATGTTGATTGACAGCGTACAGAGCACGCGTCCCTTGGCGGTTTCCTCGTAGCGATCCTGCCAGTTCTCTGGGCCGCAGATTGTGTCGAGACGGTCCATAACGTCACGCGCGTCGATGTAGGCCAGCGCAAGCGCCTTGCCGTGCGCGACAGTTTGCGCCCGCCAGTGGACCTGCTTCGGATCGAACGGCTCGGACAGTGCCGCGATCTTCTCCGGTGACACGCCCTCGGTCATGCCGCCCTCTGCTCGAATGCGGCGGCCAGCGCTTTGATGGTGCGCCTGTCGTCTATGGTGAGCGGGAAGCCACGCTCGACGTTCTCCGCACTCTGAAGCCATACTTCGGCACGATAGAACGCAGCCAAAGCCGGTCGCCATTCCTCGGCGTCAATCGCCCTATCGTATTCGAGATTGCGATTGTTCACTTGTTCACCGGGAGCGGCTTATTAGGCACGCTCCCGTCCCTGGTGGATGCTTCACGAAACTTGTTCATTGCGGTATCGTATGCGGTGAAATCGCTGGTCCTGATCGCGGAGAGCAGACCTGCTGCCATGTCGTCCCAGGCGTCACTCATAGCCCCGATTGAAGCGGGAACCGGCGAGACGCGAAGCGGCTCGATCACGAAGGGACGAAAGCGGGAAATGGCTCCATAATTCATAGCTTTACCCCACTGACTGAGTTGCTGAGAGCGGTGCGACCTCCAAGCGCTTCGATGCAGCGTTCGTTCTGTGGCCCGATTAGCTTCAGCAGGTCGTCGATGCTTTCGTGGCCTATGTCTTCGGCGGCCAAGTCAATCGCCGAGCACAGCCTGTCCACGAGAAGCGTTTGCTCGCGAAACAGCTCATCCACTGAGGCTTCGCTATGCCCTTTGGGTGAGAGGGATTCGATTGCCTCGTTGATCGTTGTCGCGTGTTCCTCAAGTCCGGTTGCGGCAAACGACATGCCGATCATTCCGAGCCGGTGAAGCAGATCACGCTTCTCGTCACTCATGGTCCTGTCCTTTGGGTGATGCGGTGAGTGCGGCATCGATCTTGGCGAGCAATTCTGCGGCCCAATGCTGACGAACGCGGCGGCCTCTAACGCCCGCATAGCCGTATATTCCGACAGCCTCGCGCGCTTCCTTGAGCGCTTCCCTCAGCGCATTCTGTTCTGAGCTACTAGGGTTGGGCGATGCGGCTTCGCGGTCGAAATGATCCTGTATCGCGATCAGCAGCTCATCAACGCCATCGCCCTCCACGTCGAAGTAGCGCTTCCGCTCGACACGAAGCTGCTTGATGCGGTCGTTCAGTACGACACGTTCGGCGCCCTGTAGCTGTTCTGAGGCTTCGGGAGTGGGGATAGATGCGCCGACTTGCTTTGCGCCAACCGGTCCCATCAATTCCGCGTAATGATCGGCGCACACATACGCCGTCAGACTGTGGCGCGCCGGAGCCGGATCGTCGAACGGGATTTCCTCGCCAACCTTCTTCGCGGCTGGCTTGCCGCAATGGCAGCGCTCGCCTTCGCAAGTCGCGCTCACAAAGGGCTCCATCAGTCCTCCCCCCAATAGCTCATGTCGGCGTCGGCACATTCCTCCGGCCCCTCTTCGCGTTGTGATTTGTCGTCGTAGTAGGTCGGCGCTGCCTGATCGGCGTAGTCCGCGATGCTGCTGCCATCGTCGAATGTCTCGCCCGCACGCTCGATCATCCGCGCCTTGAAGCGGCGGCAAAACTCGTCGCGTTCGACCAGCTTCTCAGAGGGGGTCATTGATATAACTTTCTCACGAGAGCGCAGAGGTAGATCAGGCCACCAATTCCGCCGACGAACGAAACGATTGCGATGATGTTGGGCATGGGGGTCATTCAGATTGCTCCGTCTTGGCGAGCGCAGCCTCAAATCGGCTCAGCCAATCGTCGAGAAAGCGCTGATGTTGCTCTAGCGCGGACGCGACGTTGCTCGCCGCACCTTGCATCTGCTCAGCCGCTCTGGACATGGTTGACGAGGCGCTGCGAACGTCCTCAGAACCCATTAGATAGATGCTCTCCATCATCGCTTCTCCGGTGTCTGTGTGGTGGCGCGGGCGCGTAATGCGGCGGCGCAAAGAGCGATGGCGGGAGTTGCGGCTTCCGTGCCGAACATCGGGCCGGGATTGCCTAGATAGACTTCCGCAACGCCGCTGCCATACGGACACCAGTTGACAGTTGCAGCTTTCGCGCCCTCCGGCACCAGCGTCATTGCTGCGTCGAGTGAGGCGGTGTAGGCCAGCCCTGGCGCGCATCCGACAGCTTCAGCGATTGCCCAATCCGTTGCGTCGTCAGCTCCGGTCGCCTTTTCCAGCCGCTCTGCAAGCTCCAGCAGTTCAGTCTCTGTGGTCATGCTGCTTCTCGCTGAATTTGAAGCGCTTCCACGGCGGCAATCCGCTCACCGATCCAGCACATGACGGGGACCGCCATCGAATTGCCGAGCGCCTTATATCGAGGGCCATCGGCGGCGAGCTTCCCGCGATACGGAACGAGCGTGTAATCGTCGGGGAAGCCCTGGAGGCGTTCGCACTCGCGGGGAGTTAAACGGCGAACGGCGGATCCGGCGAGCGCAGCCGCATATCCTTGCCCCGGCTTCCCTCCGCCCCGAGCTAGCGCGTCGGTCTGCTCCGATGTCCTAAGTTCCGCACGTTGGTTTTCCATGAATGCGACGGCATCGCTAAGCCGGTTCTGATCGGCACATAATGTGTGCCAAGTCTCGGTTGAGGTTGCTTCGGACATGGCTTGCCCGACGATCTCGGGAATGAATGCGCCGTTATTGTCTAAGTCTGTGGTTCTGAAGCCACCGCTTTGAGAGCTTCCGCCAAGGGTGCCGGCAACGCTTTCCCGCGCTTCTCTGCGCGGCGCAGGATGCCCCGACAGGCTATGGCGCTCAAATAGAACCGCTGCGGCACGTCGCCAGTCTCCAAGATGTCCGACAACGAACACGCGACGGCGCCTTTGGGGTACTCCAAAGTGCTGAGCGTCCAAGACTCGGTAGGCGAGGCCATACCCGAGTTCGACCATGCCCCCGAGAATGGAACCAAAGTCCCGTCCTCTGTTCGAAGACAGGACACCGGGGACGTTCTCCCACACCAGCCAGGCGGGCCGTTTGCGATCAGCCAACCTGAGAAATTGGAGTGCCAGGTTCCCACGAACATCGTCCAGTCCGCCTCGCAGTCCGGCGACTGAGAAGGACTGGCAGGGGGTTCCTCCGACAAGAAGGTCAATTGGGCCATACTCACCGGCTCCGATCGTGGTAAAGTCGCCGTGGCACGGCACATCGGGATAATGGTGAGCCAGGACAGCGCGAGGGAACGCCTCGATCTCGCTGAATGCGGCCGGCGACCATCCGAGCGGATGCCAAGCCACCGTCGCGGCTTCAATGCCCGAGCAGACGGAGAGATACCTCACGCCGCTTTCCTTGGGTGAAGCCCAACATGCACCGACACCTCGTTGCACCTCTTGCAAAAGCCGGTATCGTCAACCTCGTTGTCACAATATGGACAGAGGACTTCGCATTCCCCTTCACCGTTGCAGGCATGACAAGGTACTTCTGTGAACGGGCAATATGAGTTGCGGTCCACATCGGTTAGGGTTCCCATGCCGCCGCATTCTGGACATTGGTCGATCATTGGGCGTCCCCGCTTTCAGCGGTCGGGCTCTCGTGCTCCGTATCAGGCCACTCTTCGGTGTCCTGACCTTCGGCTCCGATCCCTGACGCGATCAGCGCGCGAAACGCTTCCCGCGCTAGCCTTCCGGGCTTCCCGTCAGGATACTGATCGTCGTCGTAATCCTCCGCCCAATCGTCAGCCATCGGACCGTTGCCGCACATGTAAACGCCGTGCCAATTCTCGGGCAGCGCGTAGAACTCGATTGCGGCCACGCATTGAGCGAGCAGCGCGTTAGGGACACTCACCGTAGGCGGAGACAACGGAGATTGGCTCCGTTCATGAGTGGCCCGACCCGAAGGGGAACGTCCAGTCACAGGACGCCACTCGCAACCAGCCACCCACACCCAACAACAACCGTTCCCGCAAGATACCAGCCAAGTGCCCTAGCCATTCTGATGAACCTGGAATCAGCGACCATCTTGGCGCGAAGGTATTCAATCGGACCGACCGGGATCGGCAGATACGCTTCGGGTGTCGTCCATTCCGCAAGCGGTCTGTAGATCGCTTCCAGATGACGCGGTTCGATATGCGGGCGAGCGCCGTGAATGGTCATGCGACCCTCCCGTAATCAGCGGGAAGCGCGGGAATGCTTTCAGGATCGGCAAACCCGAACATGGGAAGGAAGAAGAACGGCTTTCCACGCTCGCGCATGAGGCGAGCGCCTTGGATTTCGCTACAAGCGTAAGCGGCGTCCCAAGCGGCGTCCCAAGCGGCGGCCCTAGCGGCGTCCCAAGCGGCGTCCCAAGCGGCGGCCCTAGCGGCGTCCCAAGCGGCGTCCCAAGCGGCGGCCCTAGCGGCGTCCCAAGCGGCGGCCGAAGCGGCGTCCCAAGCGGCGGCCGAAGCGGCGTCCCAAGCGGCGGCCGAAGCGGCGTCCACTTTCTTCCAGTCCTTTGCTTTCATCCCGTCGAGATGAAGCCAAAAGGCAAGGACGATTTGAGCCTGATCGCCAAGTATCTTCTCGGGATGCGTCAGGACAACCGAAGGAGCGCCGTCCGCCTTGTCATTTATGCTGCGTAAAAGGATCGAATGTGCTATGGAGATATTGAGCAGCTTGGCGGTTGCCTTGTCGGCTTTCTCCTGATCGGTGTCGCGCAGTTTCGCTGGCGACCATCCGCCGAGCAGGTGAAGCGCCTGACCTTGAGCACACATGCAACCGATATTCGACTGGTCAGCCTCGAATGCCTTCCAGTCGATGAGCGAACCCTTGTAGGGCTTGCCGTCGCCGCTATCCCATCGCGCAATCAATTCTGCGAAGTCGGTCGCCATCTGCTCACTCCGATCTATTCGGTTAGTGAGCTAGGTTATGCCGTGTATTTTTCTACACGTCAAGCAGGAAATGTACTTTTCTACATTTTCCCTTTAGGCGCTGTCTTGCGCGGGGGAATCGCCCTTGTCGGCAAAGGTCTCAAGCACACGCAGCGCCTGTTCCTTGCGGCTGTCGGGAATGTGATCCCAGATGTAGGAGATTTTCCCGTCGCCGTTTCCCCACCACAGCTCGCGGGCGCTAAGCTCTAACGCCGCTGCGATTTTTTCCAGGTTGTCGGTGGTCAGGGATTTGGTTGCGCCGGTCATGAACTTGTGCAGCGCGCTATCCGATAGACCGGCCTTCACGGACAGGCTCCGGATGGTCATGCCCTCGTGTTTGGCGATCTCGTCCCTGATACGCTGACGCAAATCCATAGCGCCATTATCGCGTATTCTCCTACACGGCGGCGCGTGTAGAATAGTCCTTGACGGCTCGTGTAGAATAGTACATTGTGCCGCCATGTCCGAGACTGCGGCGCTAGCAAAGCGCATCTACGCCCTCGCTATCAAGCTGAACCGGGAGCCGACGACGCTCTCCCGGAAGCTGCTGGGCAGCGGGACGCGTTTAGCCAAGCTGGAATCCGGCTCGACAATGACGCTGGATACCTACGCCCGCGTAGAGCGCGCCCTGACCAAGATGGAACAGGACGCCTAATGCCCCGGAAAATCGACCACGTCAGCCGTGACGCGCTGGTCGAACTCCGCGAGTGCCTTTCCCGCTTTGGCAATGAACTCCGCCATTGTGTGGGGAGTGAGCGCGATCTCGATCCGGTCACATTCGGGAATGACGAAAAGCAAATCGCCGCGAACCTCAATTCTGGGGGCGGCGGAAGCGAAATAACACTTTTGCATCCAGAGGTTATCCTACGCAAAGCAACTCGGCAGTACGTAGATCGTAACTTAGCTAAAGTTAACAATCTGTCCACAACGGATTCGTCGCCCCCTGCGACGATGGGCGCGGAAGTCGATGCCCCTCGCTCCGCGCCCTCCCTCACATTGCAGGGAAACCGAGCGCAACTCCAGCAATTTCTCGATTCATACGTGCGCGTTACCGGCCATGAGCCGCCCCCCGACGAGATCGCGGACTTCATGACCCGCAGAATGATACCCGAATAGTGCTGGGCCGGGGGGACATCATACTCATCTTCGCCCTCGCCGCGACGGGCGCGGCATTGATCTACGGGCTTAACCTGCTCGCGGAATACTTGGCGCGGTGGGTCGCTGACGTTTGGGCCAGCCCGCACGGGGATATGCCGCACCTTCCGGGAGAACTCCGGCTCCGGAGCACGGGGGGGGATAGCACTCCGAAGCCGGTCGTTCATGAATCGCAATTAACCGACAGCGGTTCCGTTAATCGTCGGAGAATCAACGGGCGGTCGCTGTGAACATGCAGGGCCGCGCGAAGATGCATATCCTACAGGACGTAGGACGGGCACTGGGTCAAATCCGCCTCAACCGAGGTCTTTCGTCTGACGACATGCGTGTCGTGTTCGGTCTCAAGGCTGACGACATGGTTGCTCAATATATCGCGGGAATGGCTGAGATGGGTTTCGTCGCTTGGTTACGAGCGAACGAGGAATGGCCCGAACTCGCTGAGCTGATCGAGGAAAGCGAGAACGAACGCGCCCTCAAGGGTCGCCAGCGTCCGCTCGATCTCCCGTTACCGACAAAGCGAAGAAAGGCGGCGTAGCGTGTCAGGGGAGGGGAAACCACGCAAATGCGGAGCCTACACAAGGCGGCGCGGGTACACGTTCGAGAACGAGACGCGCCTTGCGTTCGAGGCTGCTGGCCTATCCTGCCGCCGTGTTCCTTTATCCGGCGCTGGTGACGAAAAGGGTGACCTGTGCGTGAGCACCGGATGGGGCGAACGGTTCCAGTGCGAACTAAAGCGCAAAAAGCAAATCCCCGCCTGGATCACTAGTCCGCTTGGCGATCACCGCGCCCTCATCATCAGGGCTGACAAGCAAGAGGCGCTGGCGGTCGTTCGCCTGTCCGACCTCATGCACTGGTGGCAGTGCAAATGACAGCTCCACCCCGCGAATGGTCACGCCTCCAGAAGTTCGTCTGGACCATGCGCAAGCACGGCAACGAACCCGATAACCTGAACCTGGAGAAGCTCGCCAGCTTCAATGACTGGACAACAGCCGACGAGCTGCTGGTTGAGTTCCATATCCAGCAGAACGGTTCGCGAAAGCTCGCAGAAGAGATCGCAGTCGTCGCGCCACCAACCATTAGTCAGAGTGAGGATGAGGAATGAGCGCCCCTTGGTCTGAGTACGAGCTGCAATGCTTGTACGAACTGGTCAACGAGGTTGACTGGATCAACACCGCGAAACTCTTGCTTCCAGGTCGGACGAGAACCGCGATCAACGTCAAGATGTCCGCGCTGCGCAAGGAAGCCGGAATTGTCCCGATGCGCGTCGGGCCGAAATCGAAATGGATGCCTCGGGTCGAATACGACCGCGCGAAATCCAGCAGCGACAAGCTCCTTAACGCACTCCTGGAGATGGCGGCATGATACCACTAACCGCAAAGCAAATCGAGCTTCTTACGTATCTCAAATCGTGCGAACGGTGCCCATCGTTCGATGAAATGAAGGACGCGCTCGGACTCCATAGCAAGGCAGGCATACACCGGCTGATCGAGGCGCTTGAAGAGCGCGGATATATCAAACGCGCTCCGAACCGCGCCCGCGCAATCGAGCTCATCGAAGAGCCGACTCTTCCAGACACGCTCGCCAAATTCACCGTTACCGAGCTTGCGGCAGAAGCACGCAGGCGCGGATTGGTATTGGGCCACTACTACCGGGAGGCGGACGGAGCACGGACATTCTTTTCTGTCGGCGGCAGTGCATGAACCGCTGGCTCCGCTCCATCCCAGCCACGTATCAATCGAGATTCAATTATCTCGTGGACTGGGTTGATACTCCTCCATCTGAAGCTCGCAGGATCGTGGAACAGGAAATCCGCGACGATGCAGAGTTTGAAAAGAGAAACGCTGCGTGAGCGGCTACGTGCGGCTCTATCGCTCGCTCGTCAATGAGCATCCAGCGTTCCGCAATGACGCTGAAGCGATGGCGTTCGCATGGCTCGTCGCAAAGGCAGCATGGCAGCCAACCCGCGTCCGTTACAAAGAGCGCATCATCGCCCTGGATCGCGGCCAGCTCGCGGTGTCGCAGCGCGACATGGCACGATCACTCGACCGCGACAAGGCATGGGTTGAGCGTCTTTGGAAACGCCTAAAATCCGAGGCAATGATTGAGGTGGATAGTGAGGCAGGCGTCGCTGTCATAACCATCTGTAAATACGAAAAATATCAGAGGCGCGGCCTTGGCCGTGAGGCACTAGACGAGGCACCGGAAGAGGCAGCGGCAAGGCAGGGGCAAGGCACAGAACAAGTAAGGGAAGAAGTTAAGAAGATAAGTTCGGAACCTAAAGGTTCCTCACCGCGCCCGTGGGTTTGCCCGCTTGGTGTTCCAAGTCAGGTTTGGGCCGATCTGCTCGGCAACCGTAAGCGCAAGAGGCTCGGCCTTAGCGCAACTGCGTGGAAGCATTTCAACGACGATCTGGCCCGCGTTTCGATTCAAACCGGAATCCCGCCGCCGCAACTCATCGAGCAATGCACCGCCAAGGGCTGGGGAGCCATTTACGATCCAAGGAACAACCGAGATGACCGAACTGACCGAGATGCCACCACAGTTGCCCTCGAACGTTTACTTGGTGGGGGTCACGCTGGAATTGGCTAAGTGCCTCAAGCTGGTCGCCCCAATTTCGATGAACGCGGACGCCCAAATGGTGTGGCTACAGGCCGCCGCCGATGCGCTTGACGGAATTAGGGCAGACGAGATCGCTGCGGTATCCGCCGAGCTTCGCCGGTCGGTTACGAGGCCATCCCAAATCGTTCCCGAGATTTCGAAGCTGGTGGCGGAGAAGCGGGCGAGGGCCAACCGTGTTGCAGCACCGGCAAGTCCGTACGCTGCGGAAATGGCGATCAACGAGGAATCGCAACGTCGCCGTGCCGCTGTGGGCGCGAAAGACAAGAAGGCGCTGTCCGACATTTACGAATGGGAACGACAGGCGCGCATGGATGCGGGGCTTCATGTTGGGCCATATCCTAAGCGACTAACCGACGACGAACTGGAGGCAATGCCGAGCCACATTCGGAAGATGGGGATTGCTCACGGGTTCCTCGAATATCGCGGCGGGAAGCTGGTCGAAGCATGATCAGGGGAGGGAAACGAATGGAGGACGAACTACGCGAGCTGTTACTTTCCGGCACGCTATCTCTAACATCGTTCGACGGGCATTGTGTCCGTATCGACTTCGAGAGCCGCGAGGAAGCGGAGGATATGTTCGATTTTCTCGATGAACTTGCGGGAGGCACGAATGGCTAAACGCGGGAGACCGAGAAAGTCAGGACCACGCAAGCACGATGGTTCGCTTGAGCGTGGAAAGCTTGTTCCTCCACCGGACCACATCGTTGCCCGAAGAAAGCTGTTCTCGTTCGTGGTGAGCGAGAAAGGCGGAAGCATCGACCAGGATACTTGCGACGGGATCGGCCAGTTCCACGCGCTGGGGCTACTCGACGGTCAGCCGATCGACGGACTGGAGCTGCGGAACATCGGCAGGGAATGGCGGGACTGGTTCGTCACGCTCCTGAGACGGCAGGGCTTCAAGGCCGGAGGATACGAGCGCATGGACAAGGCGAAGGAACGCGAACCGCGTCACAATGAACGCCTCGACAGGATGGACGATTCGCTGAGCGGGTACGAGCGACACGCGCTGTATTCGCTGCTGATCGACCCGGTGGTGGGGAGCTGGCCCTGCGGTGAACAGGACGCGCCGTGGGTGCGCTCGATCATCGCGGAGGAACTGCTGAAGCGGAATCGATACGTGCCGAGCTTTCGCTTTCCCGATGCTCACGACAGGGAATTACTGGAGGCGACGATACGCGGACTGTTCGCGCTTTACGATGCGAGCTTGCCGGGGAGATATGAGAGGAGGGCCGCGTGAAAAGCGTAGGACAAATTATCGACGAGATCGACCGCGTCGTGGAATATTGCACTCAACTCGCGCTCAATCCCGACCGCGCCGAGAGGCTGCGGCAGGAGGCGTTGGTTATCCGCAAACACTTTCTCATGCTTCGGGATTTCGTCATCAAAGACGGAACAGAAAACAAATCCTAGCGTTGTTCCGCGCAGGGACTTGACGCGGCCCCGAATTTATGTTAGCCGTTGTCATACATCGAATTGCGTCTATCGCAATCTACGAGCCTCGGCCTAATTCGCCGGGGCTTTTTGATTCGCGCCGATAACGGCGTGAGCCCCCGCCGACCCCATCCATCGCAGAACAACTGATTGGCGACACGCGCTGGCGCCCGACTGCTTGGCTCTGGTCCGCGTCGGCGGGGGAATCCTATGTCACGCATCCGTAGCTTTCTCATCATGCGTAAGGCCCGTCCGATGTCCGAAACCGCATCCTTGGTTGCCGAAGGTCTGCATGATGTAGCGGACGCACTGAGGATGGTTGCTGGTGTTCTCGCATGGGGTGCTGCTGCCGAGCATTCAGACACTCACGGACGGCAGAAGGAAATGGCTGCGGTGATCCTTCGCTTTGCGAGTGAGGGATATTTCTCGACCAAGGTTGACGGAACCAAGGTGAGCCAAGCGGACGCTGACCAAGCGGCCGCGATGTTCAACAAGCTGTTCCCGCTGCGCCGAAGGTAGGTTGGTTGCGGGCCGGACTCGACACCGGCTCTAGGTCAAAGGTCTCAGCCTACCCAGCGTTCGCGCGAGACGCCTGCGTGTCCATCCACGCCGCCGCAACCGATGACTGCGCTACCATAATCCGCCGCGAAAGGCAAGCGATGCACTTCAACGTCCGCCGCTGCACGCATTACCGCGAGGACAACAGCGCAGCTCGTGCGGTCGAGATCAATGTGGAGATTTACCGCTTCTGCTTCTGTGTGGTGCTGGCGCTCTGATCTGGTGGAGGCCCGCCCATGAATGGCGTGGTACTCGACAACCCTGGTTCGCCAATCCCGCACTGAACGAAGTCGGCATGAGCGAGCTTGCGGCGAAGGTAATCTACCGCTGCTTCAACCTGCTTCCTGATCTTGTGGCCGCGTCCAACGATAGAGATTCATTACGCTGGTGAGGGCGGTTCCGGCAGCGACATCCAGTGGGTCGGGCGGTCATATTCGCCGTAATATCCGCTGTCGTACCACGCGAACTGCCAACACTGAGGCTGAGCGGCCGCAAGGAACTGGCCGACAACACAATGGGGACGTTGCTCACTGTCCCATCCGCAATCAATCGTTCCGCCAGCCAGTAATATCCACGTCCCGTCGCGCGGCGCGGTTTCAATCGGTTGCCACATGCCCCGGCAATAGCACGAAAACCAAGCAAAAACAAGGATCAACCGTGAACGAAGAGCTGCAAGCGATCATCGACCAGCTGTTGACAATTGTAAACACCCTGAAGTCGCTCATCGTTCCCACGCCAGCTCCGGTTCCAGCTCCGACGCCCACCCCCACTCCTACACCGACCCCAACCCCTACTCCGACACCTACGCCCGTGCCCACTCCTACGCCAACTCCAACACCCACGCCGACACCGACAACGGATGCGTTCCCGAATGACGCATCGCTGTTCGCGCCGACCCAGGTGAACCAGGCGCTGGTATCGAAAATCCACTACGCCAACCATGATTGGTCGATGGGCAATGGTGAGGCGATGTACGGCGACATGGACTACGCTGTCCGCCTGCTCGGTGATGTTGTCCGTTTCGAACTGCGTGATACGACGCACGACCAAGCCCCGAGCGATATCGGGACTCAGAAGCGCCGCTGCGTGATCTCGGCCTCGCTCTCGTCAGCCGACTACTTTAAGAATGGCAAGATATACGACGAGACGTTCTATGCCCGGGTGCATTGGGACAGTTTCGCCGCCCAGCTCGCCGCTGGCGATGGCCACCAGTTGATGGAGATGCACACTGGATCGCATCCGGCGTTCGCGATCCGCGTCGATCAATACAAGCACCTGTCGCTAACCACGTCTGACGAGGGCAGCAATAACACGCGCTGGAAATCCACGTCTGTGCTCGACGACTTCTTCCACAAGTTCCGCATTCGGTTCCTGCTCGGCACCGGCAGCAGCAGCTTCGTGACGCTTTGGGTCGATGATGTCCAGGTTGCCAATGCGGTGGCTGGCGTCGGCAGCACGACCGAGGACGATCACAAGTTTAAACTAGGCATCTATGCGGGCAACGGCTTGCACGGCAACCGCATCATCATGGAGGCCAAGGGATTATCGCCGTTCCCCGTGGCTGCTTAATCTTGCATTAAGATATCATTATGATATCATATTTGCACTGTGAAACGAATTAAGTGGATTGCTGTCGCTCTTCTGATCGCCAACGAGATACGCGGCGTTATTGTCGTCGCTACGATTGGAGTGCCGATCCTCAAGGCAATGTGGGGAATGTGAACAGGATCAGAGGACGGCGCGGCGTTGAGCTGCGCAAGGCACGCCTAGCAAGAGAGCCCCTATGCAGGGACTGCAAGGCCAAGGGCATATACCGCGCCTCGGTTGTACCCGATCACATTACGCCACTAGCCCAAGGCGGTACTGAGGATGAGAGCAACATCCGCTGCCTATGCGGACCCTGCCATGACCGAAGGACTGCCGAGCAGTTCAACAGGAAGCACAAGCCAGAGATTGGATTGGATGGATGGCCGATATGACGCACACCATTAAGGCTAGTGACGTGATGAGTAAGATGACGCTCACCGTCCGCGTGAATGGAATTGCAACAATGAAGGCCAGAGCATGGCTCGGCGCGAACGTCATGCGCCTCGGAGCTGCAATCATCGGATGTCCGGCGACAGTAACGATGGGTAGGGGGTAGTTAAATCTCTAACCCGCCTATGCCGGAAACCGTGCGCAGCCACGAATTTTAACGCCAAACCCGTTTTCGTCAGGTGGTGCATGAGCAAAAGAGCGCCGATCACGAGCGCGGCTGAAGCGGTGCGGATTGTCCAGGCTGCTGGTCTGCCGATCATGCCCCCTGGTCATATGACGATGGACGAATGCGATTGGCCGTTCTGGCGCAATGTCGTTGCGGAGTTCGCTAAGGCGGAATGGACAGACCATCAGCTTGAGCTTGCAGCGATGCTTGCTCGCACGATGGCGGATTTGGCGAGGGAGCAAGTTGCCCTGCGTAATGAGGGCTACATCTCGGTAAGAGAGAATGGCACTAGCGTTGAGAATCCGCGTGCCCGCGCGGTCAAGTCGCTAACCGGCGACATATTGAGCCTGCGCCGCTCCCTCGCCCTTCATGCCCGCGCGCGAAGTGGTGATTCTAGGAACGATGCCAAGCGCCGCGAGGTCGCGAAAGAGATCGAGCGCGATCTAGGCGAAGATGAATTGCTGGCGAGGCCCAGCGTCAACTGATGACGCGCGGAGAGAAGGTCTGCGCCTTCATCGAAAAGTTCTGCGTTGTTCCAGAGGGAACGCAAGTCGGCCAACCGATTAAGCTCGCTGAGTTCCAACGCAAGTTCGTTCTTGCGATCTACGATAATCCCGCAGGAACGCGGAGAGCATACCTCGCGATTGCGAGAAAGAACGGCAAGTCTGCTTTGATCGCCTGCTTGCTCTTGGCTCACCTGGTTGGGCCGGAGGCAGTGTTGAACTCGCAGCTCGTGTCGGGTGCTCGTTCGCGGGACCAGGCTGCGCTCGTGTTCAATCTCGCGGCGAAGATGGTTCAATTGAACCCCGCGCTGCAAAAGATCATTCGCATCGTGCCATCGGGCAAGCGGCTCATCGGCCTTCCGATGAATACCGAATACAAAGCTCTAGCAGCTGAAGGAACTACCGCGCACGGATTGAGTCCGGTGCTCGCCATACTTGACGAAGTGGGGCAGATCAGGGGGCCGCAGGATGCCTTCATTGACGCGATCACAACGGCGCAAGGCGCGCATGAGGCTCCGCTACTCATCGCGATCTCAACGCAAGCACCGACTGATGCGGATTTGTTTTCTATCTGGCTCGATGACGCCGAGCGAAGTGGCGACGCTTCTATCGTGTCCCACGTTTACACCGCCCCAGAAGATTGCGCGCTAGACGACGAGGAAGCGTGGAAGGCGGCGAACCCCGCTCTCGGGCTGTTCCGCTCCCGCAGGGACGTTGAGGAGCAATCGGCGCAGGCGCTGCGGATGCCGAGCGCGGAGAATACGTTTCGAGTTCTGACGCTGAACCAACGCGTGAACATGGTCGCAGCTTTTGTCTCTCCCGCGACGTGGAAAGCTGGTAACGAATCCCCAAGCGAACTCGACGGAGTTGTTTATGGCGGGCTCGATCTCTCAGCTACTACCGACCTTACGGCGCTTGTTCTCACGTGCCGCCAAGACGGCATCCTGCACGTCAAGCCCTTCTTCTGGATACCCATTGAATCGGTTGCGGATTCAGCGCGTAGGGACAAAGCGCCATATGATGTCTGGGTTCGAGACGGCCTTCTCCGAACGACACCCGGAAAGGTTATTGATTACGATTACGTTGCCCGAGACGTAGGCGAAATCTGCTCGGGCCTTTCGATAGCAAAGATCGGCTTCGACCGCTGGCGAATGGACCGGATGCAACAGGCATTGGCTCGGCAGGGCGTCGAGCTTCCGCTGGAGCCGTTCGGACAGGGTTACATGAGCATGAGCCCAGCCCTGGATGCGCTGGAGGCTGACCTGCTCAAGGAATGCGTCCGTCATGGCGGACATCCGGTGCTCGCGATGTGCGCGGCAAACGCGGTGGCTGTCCAAGACCCCGCAGGAAACCGGAAACTCGACAAACACAAAGCCACGGGCCGCATCGACGGTCTCGTCGCTTTGGCAATGGCTGAAGGGGTGGAGGCGATGTTCCAAGAACCTACCCCTGAATTGCAGGTGTTTCTGTGAGCTTCTGGAGCGATTTTAAGCGGATGCTCCGCAACGACGCCCCGCAGACACCGATAACGACGATCACGACGAACAGCTCGACGTGGGATAATTTCTTCGGCCCCGTAACTGGACTGCCGCAAGTCACTGAACAGACGGCGGTAACAATCTCCGCTGTCTATGCCTGTGTAAACCTGATCGCCGGGGCAATTTCTGCTCTTCCGATGCATGTTTACAGGCGCAAGCCCGATGGCGAGCGTGACCAGCTCCAGAATGATGATTTGTGGTGGTTGCTCAACGAGCAATTCCTCCCTCGCTGGTCGGCTGCGAACGGATGGGAGTTTCTCGTCCAATCGCTGCTGTTTCACGGCGACGCTTTCGCGATCATCAGGCGTCAGGGGCCGGGGATTGTCGGGCTGGAGCCGGTCCACCCTGCGCGAGTAACGGTTATTCTGTCGCAGGATGGTCTGCGGCTGCTCTATATCATTACGCCCGATCCGAGAATCCCGAATTTCTCCACCGAGAAGTTCGTGGTGCTCGACCAGGACGATGTAATCCACGTCGCCGGTTTCGGGTTCAACGGGCTGCGCTCGATTAGTCCGCTCAGACACCATTTGAGCATGAGCGGCGCGGTTGCGCTCGCCACCCAGGAATACGCCGCGCGGTTCTTCACCAACGGTGCTCGCCCAGACATTATCCTGACCACGGATCAGGTTATCAATCAGGATACCGCAGACCGTATTCAGGCTGGGTGGGAACGGAAATACGGCGGTCTCAGCAATTCGCACAAACCCGCCGTTCTCGGGTCCGGCGTCAAGGTCGATCAGCTCTCGCTAACCGCCGAAGATGCGCAGCTACTGGCAACCCGGCAGTTCCAGATTGAGGAAATCGCCAGAGCTTACGGCGTGCCCCCGTTCATGATCGGCCACACGGAAAAGACCACGAGCTGGGGCAGCGGCGTCGAGACGATGGGGCAGGGCTTCGTCCGCTTCACCCTCCGTCAGCATCTTAACAAGTTCCAGAACGAAATTAACCGCAAATTCTTCAGAACAGCGGGAAAATTCGCAGAATTTGATACTTTCGAGCTTGAACGCGCCGACATGGCGACACTGTTCAACAGCTATCGCACCGCGCTCGGACGCGCTGGCGAGAAGCCCATGATGACAGCGGAGGAAATCCGCAACCGCCTCAACCTCAAGCGTGTGCCAGAATTTGGCTCGCTCGATCCGGTTGGGACGCAAGGGGACAAGAATGCACAAGAACCGACTGCTCAACCTGCTGCGAAATAACGCCAAGCGAGGCGAGTTCAAAGCCGAGGGCAACACCATCTACCTGTATGACGTGATCGTGTCCTCGAAAGAGGAGGCGGACTGGTTCGGCGGCGTCGATGCGGAGACCTTCGTCCAGACCATGAAGGGCATGAAGGGCGACATCTCCCTCCGCGTCAATTGCCCCGGTGGCGATGTGTTCGCCGCCCGTGCAATGGCGCAGGCTATTCGCGAGCATGACGGCACGGTGACAGCCCATGTGGACGGCTACGCCGCGTCCGCTGCGTCGTTCGTGACTTCGGTTGCCGATAAGACGGTGATGGGGCCGGGATCGATGTTGATGATCCATAAGGCGTGGAGCCTCGCGCTCGGAAACGCTGATGACATGATGGCGACCGCATCTCTCCTTGAAAAGATCGACGGAACGATTGTCGAGACCTACGAGGCGGCGGCGAAGAGCCGGGGCAAGGATGTGTCCGACTTCGCCGGCCTGATGTCCCGCGAGACATGGCTTACCGGCGTTGAGGCGATTGACCTCGGACTTGCCGATGAGGTTGCCGAGGCTTCACCGAAGAACGCGGCAAAGTGGGATTTGAGCGCCTACGACAACGCGCCGGAAACGACACTTACCGTGAAAGTCGAACTCGACGCCGGCGCAGAGCAAAAGCTGGCCGATCTCTCCGTCGCCTGCGCGCAGGCGGAACACCTAACCAAAGTTATTCAAGAGATTGAGGAGACTGCCCGCCCGAACTTCGCGGCGGACATGCTGCTCAGACCTGCTGCGTAAGCGCAAGCCGCGCGAAGCAGACCGCCGCACCAAGCGGCATTCACCGGGCACGCCGTGAGGCGTCCCATCCCATGATGGAGAAGACCAACGATGAGCATTCAGGCTCTCCGCGAGCAGCGCGCGGCAAAGGCGAAATCGCTGAACGAACTCGTGACCAAGAAGGACTGGAACGCCGAAACCGACCAGCCCGTCTACGATTTGGGCATGAAGGAGCTTGATGCTCTCGACGGCCAAATCGCCAACATCAACGCAGTAAACGCTCGCCTCGCCGAGGAGGCGCTCCGCGACAACATTGCAGACGCCGCCGACCGCATCGCGCACGACGAGAAGGCTTCCGCCCCCGCAGTGTTCGCAAAGTGGGTTCGCAACGGCGACGAGGGCCTGTCCCGCGAGGATTGGGCGATTGTCCGCAACACCATGAGCACCACGACCAACTCGCAGGGCGGTTATACCGTTGCGACGGAAGTTGCTCAGAAGGTTCTCGACGCACTGAAGGCTGGCCCGGGCGCAATGCGCAGGGTGTCAACCGTCATTCAGACGACCGGCGTTGGCGACATCAACTATCCGACCTCGGATGGCACCTCGGAAGTCGGCGAAATCATCGGCCAGAACACTACTGCTACCGCCGCTGATATCTCGTTCGGCGTTAAGACGCTGTCGGTCTACAAATACTCGTCCAAGATCGTCGCGGTTCCGTTCGAACTCCTCCAGGATTCGAATGTGGACGTGGAGGGCTTCGTGATCCAGCGCCTCGCCACGCGGCTTGGTCGTATCACGAATACGCACTTCACGACCGGAACCGGCTCGTCGCAGCCAAACGGCGTTGTGACAGCGGCCACGGTTGGCGTGACGGCTGCCAACTCGACCTCGCAGGTTACGGCGGTCACCTATGACTCGCTCATCTCCCTGCAACACTCGGTCGATCCGGCTTACCGCGAGCGCGGCAACATGCGGTGGATGTTCAACGACTCCACGCTTGCTGCTCTCCGGAAGATGAAGGACGGGCAGAGCCGCCCGATCTTCGTTCCCGGTTACGAGCAGGGCAGCCCTGGCGGAATGCCCGACCGGTTGCTCGGCGATCCGCTCGTCATCAACCAGGACGTTGCCGCGATGGCGGCTTCGGCCACGTCGATCCTTTACGGCGACTTCTCGGAGTATGTCATCCGCGACGCGATGGACATTCAGATGTTCCGCTTCACGGACTCGGCATACACGAAGCTCGGCCAGGTCGGCTTCCTCGCGTGGATGCGTACTGGCGGCAACCTCATCGACGTTGGTGGGGCCGTCAAGTCGTTCGTCAACGCAGCCAGCTAATAGCGGCTGGAGAGACTTGGGCGGGGGTTTAGGCTCCCGCCCATTTCTTCCAATCAAGCGAAAGAAATTAGCATGACGCAACTCGCCGCAACTGCGGACGCACCCGCGTTTACCTACAAGGTAGAGTGCGTCGGCCCCGATGGTCAGGTCAAATGGACTGAAGAGTTCCACAACCTTGTGACCACCGAGGGCAAGAACGACATCATCGACAAGTATTTCAAGGGATCGGCCTACACCGCCGCGTGGTTCCTTGGATTGAAGGGAACTGGCACGGCTGCTGTTGGCGATACGCTGGCATCGCACGCGGGCTGGTCCGAGGTAACGCCATATTCGGGCAACCGTCCGGCAATCACCTTCGGCTCGACTTCAGCGGGATCGAATACGGCGACCGCAGTATCCTTCACGATCAACGGCACTGCCACTGTTGCAGGTGCCTTTATTTCCTCGGTCAACACCGGAACGTCCGGCAAGCTGTATAGTGCCGGAGACTTCGCCGCATCCCGTAGTGTCGCGTCCGGTGATACGTTGAATGTTACGCCGACCGTAAGTCAGAGCTGACGCCGTTGGCGGTCGCGACTTCGCTTAAGACAACGGCGTTTGGTTCGGGCGTTTCTACACCGCCAACCGCCGCTGTCGCGACCACTAGTTCGATTGCCATTGCCGCTGGCGAAACCGTCATGGTGGCAAGCGTCGAGAGCGCGAATACAACTGTCGGCTCCGCGCATACGATCAGCGACACGGCTAGCTTGTCGTGGACGCAAATCGGCACCGGCTGGACCTACGACAACGGTACCAACCCGCGCGAGCGAGTTCATATCTGGTGGTATCAGAATAACACCGGCTCGACAGTAAACACCGCTGTCACCGTCACAGGCAATACCGGCCTCTCGACCGATGTCGGTGTGACCGTCGCGGGTATTACGGGCAACAATACGACCTTCACCAATACGATCCAGGCCAACAGCACCACAGGAGACCCGGCTCCGTCGCTTGGAAGTGCCCCGGCTTCGACCAGCGCGGTTATCGGCTTCGGCATTTTCTCCGGGTCCGGAACGGCCATCACGGCTCCGACCGGCTGGACCGAGCTAACGCACTTCAACCCATCGAACGGCGCGCGGTCTCGTAACGCCTACTCGATCCACGACGACACGACACCAGCCCAGAGCGCGACGTTCAGCACTGCAAACAGCAATGCGACATTCGTCCTCGTTGAAATACCAATCTCGGGGTCAACTACTTACAACGACACGATCAGCGAAAGCGCGACACCCGCAACGACGCTCGGCGCTGCCGCGACATTTGCTCCAGCGATTGCGGAGTCCGGCACCTCCGGGAATACGTTGGGGGTGGCAGCAGCGTTCGCCCCGGCACTGGTTGAGGCGGCCACGGCTGCCGATGGGCTGGGCGCGGCGGCAACAATAGCTCCGGCCTTGAGCGAAGCCTTAACGGGCTCGGATAGCAATGCTGCGACAGCAACGTTTACGGTCGCGTTGTCGGAAAGCGCTGCTGGAGCGGATTCGTTTGCGGGCGGACTTATCCTGTCGTCCGACTTGTCCGAGATGCTTTCGGCATCGTTTGCAATTGATGTCGGGGCCGTCATTGATTGCGCTGTCGATGAGGCAATATCGCCGAGCGACACTATCATCGCATCGGCATTATTCACCGACGCGATCTTTGAGACGTGGAGCGTGATTGACGCTTATGGCGCGACAGGCGGCAGCCTGCCGGTTCCCCGGCTAACGACAATCCCGCCACGCGAACCGTTTTCCGGACGGCCAATCCAGATAACGTTCAGTCACCCAGCCAACATTTCACGGGGGACACGATGAGCCTCAGACTTATCACCGCCCCGACTGACACCCCGGTCACGCTGGACGAGGCAAAGGCCCAATGCCGCGTGGACGACACGGCCAGCGATGCGCTGATCGGCACATATATCTCGGCGGCTACGGGTTACGTTGAGCAATATCTTGGCCGCGCAATCATGGAGCAGACCTGGGAACTCGTGCTGGACAATTTCACCGACGCGATCCTGATCCCCAAAGGCCCGGTTCAGTCGGTTACGTCGATCACCTATTATAACACGGACTCGGTGCTCCAGACGCTCGCTACGGACCAATATGTTCTCGACAACGTGAGCGATCCATCGTGGATCGTGCGCCCAACTGACGTGACTTACCCGACTGTCGCGCTGGGCGTGAACAATGTCATCATTCGGTTTGTCGCCGGATATACCGACACTCCAGACGCGATCCGCGCCGCGATCCTGATGTTGATAGCGCAATGGTTCGATGAGCGGACCTCGATTTCCTCGGTGCGCCAGTCCGTGACCTCGACCGGGGGCATTCCGACACTCCCGAACACGGTTGAAGCGCTCCTGTGCAATTATCGCAGTTTCTAACCCCGCCAAGCCCTTAGGCAAGGCCCCCGCGTCGAGAGACGCCGTATCCCTTTGATGGAGCCCCAATCATATGGCCGATCTTGTAATTACAGCTGCCAACGTTCTTCCCGGTTCGTCCGCCGTTATCAAGGAGGGCACGGCTGGCGCAGCGATTACCGCTGGGCAGGTTGTGTACGCCGATAGCGCGACCAACACGTACAAGCTGGCCGACTGCAACAGCGCCACGGCTGCGGTTCGTTCGCCAAAGGGCATCGCTCTTCACGCCGCTGCGAGCGGACAGCCGATTGCCATTCTCACGAGCGGACTGATTACCATTGGCGCAACAGTTGCCGTGGGCGTCCCGTACTTCCTATCCGGCACCGCTGGCGGCATTCGCCCGCTGGCCGACAACGTGACCGGCGATTACGTGACCTATCTGGGCATCGGCAAAAGCACGACCCAGATTGACGTTAAAATCCACGAGTCCGGCGCAGCGATGGCCTAATGCAGGCTGGCGATCTTCGCGACCGGATTACGATCCGCCGCAGAACAGAAACGAAGAACGCTGGCGGCGGTCTCGATATCGGCTGGGACGACTTCGCAACCATCTGGGCCAAGGTCACATCGTTGAATGGCCGAGAGGCCGTCATTGGCGGGGTGCTTCAGGGCAATTCATATTTTGAGATCACTGTTCGGTACAGGACAGACCTTGAGGTCGCGGATCAAATCCTTTGGAACGGACGCGAGCTGAACATAAACTCGTCCGAGGATCGCTTGGGAACTCGCCAATGGACGATCATCCAGGCGAGCACGGAAACACCGCAGGGTGCCTAAGCGATATGTCAGGGGCGACCGGGCGTTCGGCAGGCTGCTGAAACAGCTTCCGGACTCGGTTGCGAACGAACTGAGGCAACAGCTTAACTCGACCGGGCGTTATCTTCTGGCGCTGGAAAAGCAAAACGCGCCTTCACGAACAGGAGCGTTGGTGGCGGGGCTGTCCTACAGCGTTGCTCCCAAACGCTTGTCGTTGAAGGTCGGCCTCGTCGGCAAGGCGATCAACCGCAAGCTGTTCTATGGCTGGTTTGTCGAGGGTGGCCGAAAGGGCGGCGGTCGCGGGGTCAAGCGGGGATCGGATAAATACGCTCGCGGGGTTGGCGCATTGCCTGCCCATCATTTCGTTTATGTCGAGACGCGGGCGAACATCTACCAGCCCTATCGCGCCATTTGGGACCGTGCGCTGAGAAACGCTGCGGCGGGAGCCAATGATGATTGACAGCCAAAGCGCGGTTCAATTGGCGGTGTTCTCTGCGCTCAACGCGGACGCTTCCGTAATTGCACTCGCTGATGTTTGGCAGAACCCTCCGGAGAATACGCAGCCCGGAGAAAAGGGGCTGGTGATTATCGGGCTTGTCGTTCTCGACGCCGACCAGGACATGGACGGGACAATAGACCGGGCAACCATCTCTGTGTTCACCCAAATCCGCAAGACTGACGCCCGCGAACTCTACGCCCTCAATTCGGCAGTCCGCAATGCGCTGGATGGCCAACCGATTACCGCGAGCGGCGCGATCATTTCAAAGCCGTCATTCCTATCCGCCGAGCCAAAGATGATGGCGGACGGCCAGACTTACGAGGACGAGCTGCGCTTCGAGATGTTCGTGCAGTCGGCATAACGCCACCGCTCGAAATCGAACCACGAAAATTCACCGTCCTCAGCCTTAATTGCCAGGATGGGCCACTCGTCCGGTCCGGGCGTCATGTCGGTTCCTATGACTTCGCCAGTAACGCTCGAGCCATCTTCGCGGATGGCTTCCACGCAGCGCCCAAGTTCCTGCCAACCCGGGATGTTGTCCATGATGTCTTTGAATTGCTCGGGCATCAATTTTGAATAGCAAAAATTAACACGCAAAGCCACGGCAAACCCGCAAGGGGAGGTTAGCCGATCTTCATCAACCGTGGCCCGCCGTGAGGCGGTCCTATCCCATAGAGGGAACCTCCTAAATGGCTGTTATTCTCGCCAATGACTATCGGCTGTGGATCGAAAGCGCCACGCCCGGAACTTATTCGATGATCGCCGGTCAGCAGGACCTTGCGATCAACCGCAACGGTCAGACCATCGACATTTCGAGCAAGGATGACTTTCCTTACGCGGCGCAGGCCGCTGGCGCCCGCACGCTCAACATTTCGCTGTCTGGTGTCGCAAACCTTCCCGACGCGAACGGCTATACGCGCCTTGAGACGCTTGCCAACTCGCTGGTTGCAACGCCCTTCAATGTGCAGGTTCGCAAGGGCGGTTCGTCCGGTGCTGATCCGGCTGACGTTGTGTTCGAGGGTTCGGTCTATGCGACCGACTTCAGCAACCCGATGAGCCGTAACGACGCGGTGAAGTATAGCGTCACGCTCGTCGCGGCGGCTGCTCCGACCACGGACGTTCTCGCGTAACGAATGAAGATCGGCAAGCTAAAGCTGGAGACGGTTGCGCCCGACGAGGCGCGGCTGCTCTCCAGCA